CGCTATGGTTGGAGGATTTAAGCCAACCATCGCATCAATGATGTAACCGCCTGTTGTGCTTGTTATCTTCTTTTGCTTTTGTAGTATGTTAAAGAATACAACGCTATTCATTATCAATACTACATCACTAGTTTGGTAGTCACTATCCACTAACCCGATAGCATTTATTATTTGCTCACTATCTATCCAAGCGTAACCAGCACTACTACCAACCACCGCTGGAACACTTGCATTGTATCCAATGCCATTAAACGGTGCACCTGTTCCTAAAAGCGCTTGCTTGTCTTCCTCTTTTGCCATGTCCCTAGCTATTAGTTCTGAAACGTAATTAGCAAGCTGAACCTCGCTCCATTGTAGCATTTCTCTGGAGATGTTTACTAATGCAGCTTGCTTCTTTGCTGTTAGTGTTAAGCCATTACCAAAAATGTTATTGCTTTCGGTTATCTCTACTCCCTCGTCAGGATAATATACATCCACCGACCCCGCAACAGGAACCTTTAACGTTTTGCTAGCCATCGGTATGTTTTTGGATATTTTAGCAACAACACCGTAGTTGTTAATCATGTCTTGCACTTCCGCGTAGATTTCAACAGGTAGAGTATATTCAACACCAGTCGAGCCAGTCGTGACTGCTTTTTTAATGTAACTACCGAATTCCTTCTTTGCTTTTTCCTTTGTGCCTTCGGGTGTTGTTATTGCAAGTGTTTTTATCTTTGCTATCTCTTCAGTAACACTATTTAATTGCTTTTCAAATTCATCAACTTTGTTTGTCTTTGTCTTTATCTCATCAACTAAAACTTCAAATTCTTTCAAAACCTCATCCATCTTCACACCCCCTTTAAAAAAAATTTTTGTTTGTTTTATTTCTCGTTTTAGCCATCACGGCTAAAACAGGTTTATTGCTTTAATTTTTTACGTAATTCTCTTATCTTTTCCAAAATTGTCTTCTCTTTGTCTTCACTGCTATTTTTCTTATTTGCTTCTCTTAATCTGTCGTAAATGTATTGTAGTTTTCTTATTTTCTCTTCCGATATCGCATTTTGTAGTTTTATTGCTCTTGCATTTAGCCTGTCTTCTAGATACCTTAACACCACCGCTTCTGGATTGGCTGGAATGGAGACTATAGAAATCTCCAGAAGTTCCACGCTTTCGTAAATAATACCATTACCGTTATCGTTTTGTTTATACTGTAGTGACATAAAGCCGATAGAAAGAGTATTTAGAAACCCTTCGGCTACTAGTTCCTTTATCTCTTGTGCAAGCGGTGTATTAGCAAACTGAATTTTAACGATTAAACTATCATTTGTCTTCAGAACATCTACCGCCTTACCGATAATCTTATCAGGGTTGTGATTAAAAAGAATAACAGGGTTTTTAATGTAGTTATCCGTTTTAATTCCTGCTATCTTAACAATATCACCCATTCTGTCCACCACTTCTTTGCTAGCAATAGCGGTAAATGTGTTGTCTTGCTGTTTAATTATGTTAACTTTAAACTCTTTTCCTTCTTTTTCGTCTATCATTTCTAGCAATTTTCCCGATGCTTCAAAGATATCATCATCGCCTTGCTGTCCTGCTCTTTGTCTTATCGCAATTAGTCCCCGCCTATCTACATTCTTAAAGTCGCTCGTAAAAGGATACTTCCATTTTGCTTTAGTCTCGTCGTTGTCTACTTCAGTATCATAACCCAAGTGCCACCTGCTGTAAGCATCCCAGCCGTTTTTTTCGATGTAGTCGTTTTCCTCTTCAGGTGTCGGTGGGTTCCACTCGCTTGTTATTTTGTATTTCCCTTTGCTTATTAGTTCTTTAGCAAACTCAAACCCTTTTTTGTTTAGTTTATTAGCCATGTTACCCTCCTAAAGATAATGATAAACGATTAGTTTTACACAGTGCATATATTCTATGTATATATATATAGAACTCTTGGTTTTTACGGCTCATAAACCACCGTGCACCTACAATTAATAACCTCGCTCGGCTCTACCGCGTGAGGGTCTCCAGGATACATTAAGCCATTAGGGAACACCTCACCAATCCACGCTTTCACTCCCTCCATGTGTTGGTGACTTTCTCTTACCACCTCGTCCATAGCCGTTACCCAAATCTTGTATTGAAAATCGTAAGCCTCGTGGTAGGTAAAATTAACATCTTCAACGACGCTTGTTAACTCTGTTCTTGCTATTGTCATCGCTCTAGCCCGCTGGTTTTTAAATGGTTTTATAACATCTAGTTTAATATTCTCTACAAGCTCATCGCTTAACTCTCTTACACTCCCGAAACTGTTTAAAAGACTACTTATTTTATTTCTTATTTGCCTCTTCACCGTTTCATTTGTCTTCTTTATTTTCTTTGCATGCCTGTCTATTATGTTATCCACTAGCACGCTAAACATGTCTTTATTAACTTGCTTTCTGTGAACTTCTCTTAAGAATGTAAAAGTGTTTTTAATGTAAAAGTCTTTTGTTGTTGCTATCCAGTCGTTATTTCTATCTACGAAAAACTTATCAAGTTCATGCTCAAAATCGGCTAATTTCATGTCCCCCTTTAGCAACGAAAGCACTTTATTAAACATTTCGCTATCAAACTCTCTTATGTTCTCCGCTATCAGTTTGGTGATAAGGTTTACAAATTCTTTATCGCTCTTTTTCCTAAAGTTAAACGCTTTTATTTTCACATCTTCCAACATTGCAGTATCTAATGTCTTTTTTATAACGATGCTAGCATTTGTCTTTTCTTCGTTTGTATTCTCTTCGGTGTTGCTGTTTTCGCTAATTTTTGGTTTTGGTAAATTAAACATCTCCGCTAGTTCTTCAACACTATAGCCCATTTGCCATAAAATCATCATTGCCTGCACTCGTTCTTTTATGTCTTGCTGTAATACCTCAATTGCATCTGTTCTAAAACGTAGTTTTAAGCCTTGTTTGCTAAAAATTTTGTTGTTAAATTCATCTTCTAGTAGCCTTGCTAGTGGTATTATCGTTTCGGTGTAGAAGACTTGGTATTGTTGTTTAGCATTAGCATAGTTGACACTATCCGTATCACCAACTAGAAGTCTTGGAACACCTAAAACCGCTAAAACTTCATCACGTATTTTATCCTTTACTGCTAAAGTCCAGTCGGGAAATTTTGCTATTAGTTCCTTAAGCTCGGTGTCGCCTTGCAGATACAAAAAGGAATAATTACCCATTAATTTTTGCTCCATATCCTCAATGAACCTCTCTCTTTCACTCGCTGGTAGTGGTTGTTTGTTAATTAAAGCAATGGAAGGAAGATTATTACGTTTAAAGTTAATCGCTAATGAAGAGTTAATTAAGTAGTTTAGTTTTAACATGTCTTCAATCCCTTTTGTTACACTGTCTCCTCTTATGGTTCTATAGTAGTCTGCTTCATTTGGAATAAAACGCTTAAAATGCAAAATGTCATCACTGTTTATCTCTTTTCCTTCCAGAACATACAACGCCGTTCCATCGTTGTTGGTTTTAATTAGCACTTTTATGGGTGGTAAAGAAAAGAGATTTGTTATTTTGTTAGCAACTTTAACGATGTAAACATAAGCATTTCCGTAGGTGTATAAGTCGTAAATAATAGCACGGAGTAAGTCGTTTAGGTTTATGTTATCCAAAAATGCCTTTGTTTTTTCTCCTTTTTCGTTTATTACCTCTACTTCCAACCTCTGTAACCCACGAATTATCGCTTCTACGCCAGCAACAAAATACGCATTTCTGAAGACATAGTCGGGTGATATTTCTATATCACTTGATGGTAACATTAAAGAAGTCTTTAGTTTCCTAAACGCATTAAAAAGAGTGTCAAACAGTCCCATTTTAGCCTCCGCTTAAATTATGGATGATTTTTATTTCACAACAAAATAAAAACCGCTAGATTTTGTTAGATAAGTTACAGCATAACGCATAGCATCCAAAGCATGATTAGCAAAGTCAACGGGTTCATCAAGCCATTTCCCGTTTTTCTCTTTCCACGTGTAACTTTTTAACTCTTTTATAGTGTTTTGACAATAGTTAAGAACTTTGATTTTAAAAGTTTTAATGTAGTTTATCTCCTCCGTAACTCTTGTCTTCGCACTAGGAACCGCCCAAACCCCCGCTAACTGTAGTTCTCTTATCCTGTCTGGCTCTGCACTATCACAAACTACTAACTCATTCGGTGCCACTTTGCTTTTAACAATGTTTACAATTTCGGGAGTTGTTAAGTGTGTTTGGTAAAACTCATCCAGAATTATTATTTGCTTTGTATCCGTATTAACTGCTAACTTAACTAGAGCCGTAGGGTCGTTATAACCAAAATCTAGTCCCCAAATGATTTTGTCTTTTTCGGTCGGCTCATAACTGTAGATTATTTCAAAGTTGTTATAAACTAAACCCTCAGGTGTAGCAAACTCGCCGAGTGCATAGATTTTATAAAGCGTTTGGTTTTGATGTTTTAAGTCCTCCAAAAGTCGCTTGTATTCCTGGCTCAAAAATGGATTGTCTTTGTAGTTGCTACGGATAATTTTAATGTCTTTCTCCTCCACCATCACTCTTTCGGAGATGTAACACTCAACGGGGTTAAAAGTTAAAATGATTTGGTTTTTGGTATTGGTTTGTCTAGATAAACGCATTTTTAAGAGTTGGTAATCTTCATACGCAAACTCGTTTGCTTCCTCCATCCAAATATAGTTAAATTCGGTTGATTTAATTTTCTCGGGGTTATCTAGAGAAGAAAACAAAAGCAAATTGTTATTAACTGCTAATAAGTGCTCAGATTTGTTGTAAAGATAACGAATGCCTAGATTGCTTAGCATCTCTAGAAACGGTAGAATGACTGAAACGCGTAATGATGGAAAAGTTTTTCGGGTGATAAGAATAAACCTGTCCTGTTCCGAAAGTAGTTTGTAAATTAAATACTGCATCGTTGCATAACTCTTACCACTTCTAGCACCACCAACATTTATTATCACTGTTTCTTTGCTATTTAGTAATTCCTTAAACAGCCTAGTTACTTTCACTTTCACCTCTTGCATCTACCACCTCAAAGATAATTTTCTTTTCTTCACCACCCGCTAACTCATTACCAGCCACTTTCCACTTGTTCGGTCTTCGGTTAGTTAAGAAGAAAATCATTGCTCTAACATCACCCTTAATCGCTTTAGCATACAAAGCATCTTCTACTAGCATCACCGCTACCTCTTCCGCCTCCGCTACTTCTCTTGCAAATTTTTTATCCTGATTTAGCCAACGGTAAAATGTCGCTAAGGAAATACCGACACTTTCACAAGCTTTGTAACGTGGTAGTCCACTGCCTAATGCTTCAAGTATTTGTCGTTTTATTATATCTTTTTTCTCACTTCGCATATATTAAAGAATAAACGATTTTACTAGGGTTTGAGGTAGTAAAGAGATAGGTTAGAGTATAGGAAAAGTAATATAAAAGTATGGTAAAAGTAGCAAAAAAGTAATAATAAAGTTAAGTTTTTCGGTATTTTTCAGAAATAATCTTCGGTGCACAATGTTCCCAAAAAATCTTATGATGTATTCGTGGATAGTTTTGTTTTAATGTACTTATTTTAACTGCACTAGGATATAACATAACAGAATAAAAAGATTTTATATAAGTTCCAAATCTAAGATAACTTTCTGTAGTACCGCCACGCTGTTTTTGTGTTATTTCCTGATGAAAAACAATAGGATAAAGGGTAAAAACAAGTTCTCCTAGTATCGCGTATCTTACATAAGCATTTACATCTTCATTAAAGCGTCCTAGAAACTCATAAAAACGGTCGGTTTTAAAAAAATACCAGTTCATTGCTTTTCGTTTAATTAACTTATGTAATCTTTTATTATCT